TCAATCTCCTGAAGTCAGTACAATCAGAGTTTGGTTGATTCGAGTTCGCTAAGCGGATTCGGAACGGCCATGTAGACGTGACTCCTCTAGGAGCCAAGGTTCTAGTCATGGGGTTCCGCTCGTGACACTGTCTTCCAATTCTATACTTTGATCTGTTCTCTAAGAATGGATCAGTTACGTTTGGGACAGCTGTGACATGAGTACGACAGCTAATCCATCACAACCGGATTAACTGAAGCCAAGCCCAAAAGGTGCTCTTCGCACTATTTGGTCCTGGTGGAACTCTCTTTCACCTACTTCCTTCGACCGTGCTTGACGCACTGGATTTTGGGATTGTAGTGGGTGGAAGTGCAATCACAGACCTGCACGAACGTATTGAACTCTTCCGAGTTGAAACGTATCTTGCAGATATCTGGGATATGCGGATCCGTGCAGAGCGAGATCTTAGCCAATGAACCTTTAAGGTTGTACAGCTACTCACTCCGCCGTCAAAGCAAGAAAGTTATAGCCGCGTTTACAACGTTGCTAATTTCTTTCTGACTCTGTTCAGTCTCGGGACTTGACGCGAACTTTACGTACTTGTAGAGAATACATTTACGTTTAAGGGCGTGGGAAGTCTTGAGAAGACTGGATTTAACAACCGAGTTGAAGGACTTAATTTCGAAGAAATTTCGTTCAACGACTCAGTTGAAATGGTTAAGCAAAGTTCACCTAGTGTTCTTTACCAAACCTTTAATCCTGTCCGTGAAGAGGATGAGAAGATTCGAATTACCGACCTTGCTAAGTCAATTATGGTTTTCAATGACCAAATTGAATTTATTAAGAGTCGAACGGATCTTCAAGACCTTATTCATGGAGGGTTTATTTCTGGTCCGGTCGATGAGTCGTGAGTACGAACTCATCTTCGGGAAAAGAAGTAAATTCGGAAGTTGCTCTTCCACTGATCAACACCAGTTATTAACTGGGAATTTCAGAGTGTAGTGAGCTAATTCACTTGATACCTGAT